AATACCCATCAAAGTAAAGGTAAAAACGTGCTTCAGCACTGTTAAACCAAGTGTCTCCCTCTTCGGGGGAGCTTGGAGGGACAATTCCTACATAAAAACTTCCATCGGGTCCCGTAGAACCAGTTGGACCTGTGGCACCAGTTGCTCCCGTAGGACCTGTAATTGAGAGACCAGCAATACCTTGAGAACCAGTGGGGCCTGTAGGTCCTGTAGCACCTGTAGCACCAGCAGCTCCTGTAGGACCTGTAATTGAAAGACCTGCTGGACCCTGCGCTCCAGTGGGGCCAGTTGGGCCAGTTGCTCCATCTACACCGTCTGTACCGTCGGCACCATCAGAACCAGAAGCCCCAGTAGGGCCAGTTGGTCCAGTCGCCCCATCAGTACCTGCGGGCCCTGTAGGACCAGTGAGGCCATCAGAACCAGAGGCTCCAGTTGGACCAGTAGCACCCGTAGGTCCTGTAATACTAAGTCCAGCTTGCCCTTGAGCACCAGTTGGCCCAGTGGGGCCAGTTGCTCCCGTAGCTCCGTCAGCTCCAGTGGGACCAGTTATAGATAAACCTGCGGGTCCCTGTGCTCCTGTAGGACCCGTCTCGCCAGCAGGACCCGTCGGTCCCGCCACAGTTGAAGCAGCACCAGTGGGGCCAGTAGGACCTGTTGCACCAGTTGGACCAGTTACATTTGAATCTGCACCTGTTGCACCAGTCGCGCCTGTTGCACCAGTTGGACCAGTAGGTCCTGTAGCACCTGCAGAGCCTGTAGGACCTGTAGGGCCTCCAGCGGGGCCAGCGGGGCCAGTTGGACCAGCAGGTCCTTGAGGGCCAGGGCCTTTAATATCTACATATGCAAAATTGTCGGAGAGTGCCATTATCTGGTTACCTCAGCTCTCACAATAAACTTCCCTTGAACAATGCGGGTAGTCTCGCCCAATGATGATTCGACTTCAACGTCATAAACGTAGCTACCCGCCTCGAATGCTTCCATTTCAGCAGGCGGAATTAGTAAAGTGACTGTCCCTGCAGCTCCGCCAATGGTGAAGTATCCGTCTAAGCTAGTGTATTCAGCTACAACTGTTGGTTTTGGGTCTCTAGTTGTGCCGTCAAACTTTCTAACTTGCATACGAGCCGAGTAGCCTGTAATGTCCAACGCGCTGCGGGCAGAATTTTTAAGCGTAAATACAGTATTTACGGTTGCTCCTTGGTCCACTATCATATCGTGGACATTTCCGCGGAGATTGGCCATACAGGGCGTCCTTACAGGGAATTAGACTAGTCCCTACAATTTTACCGCAGTTTGGGTAAATTGATTAATAGCCGCCTTGGTTTCCCCCGTTTTCAAGCGGATGTGTTCCAGCATCTAGCTGCTCTTTCCAATCTGCTTGCATCTCTTTTTGTTGCTCGCGGACTTTTTCGATCTCTGCTTCCCATTCAGCCATACGCTCTTCAGAGTATTCAGACTCGATGTAGTCCCAGAATGCGCCAATAGTGTGGCGAGTAGAGCCTCGCACTGGCAAAACTTGGTGAACGTTGTGTATCCCGCCAGGGAAGGTTACTAGTTGCCCAGCCTTGGGTTTAATAGAAATATCGTGGTCTCGAAAGTCCAGCTCGCCGCCCTGATAGTCATCGTTTAGATACAATAGGCAGACAAGCTTGCTCTTTTCCCAGGCAGACCAGTTGCCTTCCATATCAGTATTGTCTGAGTGAAACGGGGCAAACGCACCTACATTCCATTTCTGAGCGTGGCTGGAAACTGACTTTACTTGGCGCTCGTGAGCATCTTCAACAGCTTTTTGTAGTCTGTCAGCTAGCTTTGCAAAGTAGTCTTTCTCAAAGCCGTACCGCTCCAGGATAGGATCTTCTGGCATTATGCTCATCCCGTAAGACTCGAAGAATGCCGACATGCTCCAAGGCTGCTCCTCGTCTTCCATAAAAGCGCAGAGGCGTTCGCACTCGTCAGCGGTCAAGAAATTATCATAAACCACAATGTCTTCTTTAATAAAACCTTTATCGCCAAACTCTGTTGGCGTAGTGCTAATAGCTGAGATGTCCGTCATCTGCTGCTCCTCTATCTGAGTGTCCTAGTGCTGACAAAAATCTTTGTTCGTCAAATCGTTGGTTGTCCTTAGAGAATATTCTAGCAAGTTCGTGAGTCAAGTAGTCCCACGCTTGCTCATCTACTTGATCCTCTACTTCCAAAAGAACGTCTGTGATTTGATGGTACTGCTCCCTGTGGAAGACGCACTCCCCGCCACGTGGTCTACGAAGCACTTTACTGTGGATCTTCCCTGTTGGCTCATGCAGCTCAACGGTCAAGAAGTCTTTTGCAAATCCCCAGTCATTGTATGCCTGGTACCCGTAAGCCGCGTCTAGCGCATCTCCAAAGAAATAGATAGACCTAACCGCTTCGCCGTCTCTGGCAATGGTGAGCATGTACGAGTCTCCCTGACCTGCCGCTACTTTAGCTTTATATTCTTGCACCATTACGACATTTTGCTGGTTTAGCTCCATTGACTTCCATCCTCTGGTAGAGTTCCATCTTCTTTCCACTGATAATACTCTTTTAAGCAACAGTATCTAGGTCTCAGGAACGGTTCTGCATTCATCAAGTAGTGGCGATTTCGACGATCTCGCTCTAACTCTTCGAACTCCTCGCCATACTTTTCTTTTAGGCTGTGCCAATCTTCCGTACCCTCGAAGTTATACATCCAGTAAAGCCTAATAATGTACTTAGGTCCTCCAGATATCCTACGTACTCCATGGTAGTAGGGATGTCCCGAAGGGAATACTACAATATCTCCAGCTTTTGGCTTATATGAAACTTCTTTAGCTACTGTTTCTTCGGGAGAAATCACTCTAAACGATATTTCGCCGCCCTCGTAGTCATCGTTTGGGTAAATAACCGCAGTTATACCAAACTTATCTCCTGGACTCTCCGCGTCATCTGCCACAAAATCAGTGTGGTAGTTCATTGTCAAGTCTGGATTGTTAATTAGGTCTTCATCTGGAATGTACCTAGCTAATCCCCAGGCCTGTGAAGTCCAGTTAGGAAGATCTCTACCTGTTTTTTCCATGTACGCTTTAGTGGCAAGGTGAAAAGCTCTAGCTACATCGATTCTGTAGGGGCGTTCATCGTTGCTAATTTCTGGGTTATCTAACAACTTCTGCCAGTCTTCCCATGTTGGAAAGTGGGGGTGAGAGTGGAAGGTCTCCGCTCTGGCGTCAATTTGACGACCAAACCCGTACCACCCTTTCCAGTCTCCATAGTCTTCGTAGTAGTCAATTAACGCTTCTGGATCTCGAAGAGAGTTGTGTACAACCAAGATGTTATCGTCTATCATCTCGATATCTAGATTATTTTCATCAAGCATTTTTTCTCCTAATTACAACTCTACATAAGTTTCTATTGGCATATGCACGTGGGTAATGATTGTTTTCCTGCCGCTATGCAATGGTCTAGATTCGTGTAAATAAGCAGAAGGAAACACAACAATGCTTCCAGCTTTATTTTTTATGCCAATATCCATGCCTTCTTGTACGATTCCGAGCTCGCCGCCCTCATAGTTATCGTCAAGATAGACGGCAATGGTGATAGTGTCTCTGCCTTCAACCACCATATCTTGATGCGGTCCCATGTCTTTGTTTTCGTCATACCTTCTAATTCCGTATGTATGACCGCCAAAAATCTCTTTATGTAGATGATCTAGTTCCATCTGTGGTGCACCATGTTGTACTAAGTATTCGGCGCACGCGGCTTCCATTGCTTCTAGGATGGAGTGAAGAACATATGAAGATTTTTCTTTTATTGTTAAATCTGACTCGTTCTCTAGATCCGAATAGTTGAGTGTTTTTAGATCACCATAAGGATTTTCCTTTGAGTCGTTATTTGCATACCAAGTCTCCCACGGGGTAACCGAGAGGCTATTGACTTCATCAAGCGTCTTCATGACGTTGTCAATTTCTTTTATAGCTCCTGGAAAGTAATAAACGTTTCTGTGCAGTACTTCATACTCTAAATCTGACAATTTAGTCCTCGTCTAGATATTTAACTGGTGAAGCATTCACGTCTCGATATGCAGATCCAGAGTTAAATTTTTCTCTTGACTCTGGGTCATCTGGATCAAACTCTTCTTGGAAGATAAATCCAGGGAACATGTACTTGTCACCGCTCTTCATAAGATGAACTTGATGCTTGTATGGGTGGGTGGACGGAAAAATCAAAGCTTGTCCAGCTTTTGGCTTAATAGTGAAGTCAACAAGCTCGGCGTTCGCTGGATCATTCACGTCGTCCATTGGCCTTAGATGACCGTTCTTTGGGTTGCGTAGGTCGTATGGGCGAATAATAAACGACAGTTCCCCGCCCTCATAGTCGTCATTTACATAGACAACGATTGACCACTTAAGGCTTTCGTCCCCCGCCTGAGCATCAAAGTGTGCTCCCATAGCGCACCCTGGACGATATTTCATGATTCCAGCAAAAGGAGAGATATTTGGTTCGCCCTCTTCGCCGTGATCTGCGTAGAACGCCTTAGAAATATTTACAATGGCGCTTCGAATCTGCTGAACTACCCATCTAACATCTTCAGCTCTATCGGAGTCCAGATCGTTGAGGGCGTCTAGATTAAAGTCTTTCTTGCTACCGAAGCTGTGACCATCTTCACTATTAGAAAACCAAAATCCCCATTCTGGAATTACAGACTGAACACTCTCGTCCTCGTCTAGTTCCTCGATGAGAGCCACTAAGCGAGCAGGGTCATCAAGAACGTTTGAATATAGGTACACGTTTTCGTGTAGTTTTTCTTCTAGATGCATTAATCTATCTCCTAATTAAACTGCCACATGGGTACGCGGTCTTCAATTGCATTAGCGTTTACCATCCAACGCTTAACGTTTGGTCCTATAGGTGTTACCCAGTGCTCGTAAGGGAAAGAGCAGGGAAAAATCACAATGTCTCCAGCTAGAGGTTTGTGTGATCCATACAACTCTGCTTCATCCCTGTAAGTACCATCATCGTTTTTTGCATAACGCTGAATTTGAAGCTCTCCTCCATCACCGTAATCATCATTTAGGTACATGTTGTATGAGAATGTTTGATTTGGGATATCCCACTCTTCTTTGGGGTCTTGGTTTCCCCATTCGCCGCGGGGGTGTAGGTGTAAATTACCCGAGTAGTCAGAGTGCGGACCTACGCTTTGAGGGCCTTGGTAGTACCTAAACTCTAGCGGGGCGTGTTGAATTACATTAATGTCTAGCTCCCAGCGCGACATGTAGTCTTCCGTAGCTTGTCTAAAAGTAGACATAACTTCCATCATTGGTTTGTAGGCAGTGTCGTCACCCTTGATTTTGTCCTCGGGATAGCTAGCATCAAAGTCTTTAAATACTTCTCCACCTAAAATTGTTGGATCTAGATTGGCTGGCTGCCTGTAGTACTCGAGCTTTGGTTGTCTGCGTAAGCCATCTTGGTCTTCCCATTCGTTGGCCTCTAATAGCAAGTATCCGTCTCCATGGGGAGCAGTGTAGAAAGAATCTAGCAGTAAATCACAGGTCTCCCTAGATAGAGCTCCCTTATATACAGTCACATACTTAATTAAGTCATTAGCCTTTTCGCTTATGCTCATTCTGGCTTCCTATCTCCAGTGTGGTTCTTAATTGTCCAAAAGAACGGGCACACATACCGCATCCCTGAACGAATTTCGGTCACTCCGTGGATATAGTGCATATCGCCAGGGAAGAAGTAGGCAGCTCCAGCCTTTGGCTTGAACTGAATGCCTTGATTTGGGAAGTAAAGTTCTCCGCCCTCGTAGTCGTCGTTGATGTAGAACAGACCAGCGATATCGTAGTAGGGAAAGTCATTTGGCTTTCCGCGGCCTTCGCCTTCGTGTAGTTCCTTGTCTGCGTGAGGCTGCTGACGCTGTCCAGGCAACCAGCGAACAATAGCTGGGCTAGTAGCGTGAGCGTCTACGTTAAAGAATGCGTCTACTTTTTCTTTTAGACGCATCTGCATTCCGACGATTACTTCCGAAATTTTAGGATCCACGCTGTCAAGCGTCGGGGTAGTAGCAACACGATGATCCCAATACCCAGAATCGTAAATAACTGTGCCATCTTCATTATAGTGAGTCTCCGTTTGGTCCCAAGTTTCATTTGTTTTGGCAAACTCTGTCAGGATACGAAGCTCGTCCTCGGTCATGAAATCTTCAATAGCAACAATGTTGTCTGCAGTGTCGCCAAAGAATCCCGACGGCGTAGAAGATTCATAGGGGCGTTCACTACTATTAGTTACATTTTCTGTCATGGCCATATGAATATCCTACCCTACTCGTATTTCCGTCTTTCCCAGACCTCGCGTTGATAGACGCCACCATCTGGAACCCTGTACTTTGCACTATTCATCTGGTTCTTGACCATCATTTCTGGGTGATCAACGTCTACTACAGTCTCTGATTCCCAGTTCTCGCGCTTAAACGGAAATATCTGAGCATATGGAGTACCTGCAGGGATCACGCCAGTGAAGCCCTTGCGGATGAAAAACGGCATTGTTCCAGGCAGAGTTACCTTGTCATTGTCAATTATACCACTTGTCGTAAGGAACGGCAGCTCGAACCTATTCATTGGCTGAGTATAGAGAGCACTGTAGCCTTCTGGTAGCTCTACTGCCCAGTCTGACCACCAAGCAAAGTGCTTTTTGTGGTAGCCCTCTGGGTGAAGGAACTGTGGCATTGCCATGCGGTCTTGCAGAAAATCTTTATTCTTTTCGTCCAAAATCTTGGCATTTATGTTCCCCATCGAGTCTTCTGTAAACTCGATGTCGCATGGGGTCAGGTAGACGTAACCACTTCCCATGATGTCATAAACGGCTGGGCAGGCTTTCCAAGTAGGAATCTTTCCGCCATTCATTGGATCTTTCCAAGCTTCACCAGTCATTGGGTGCTTAGCAAAGCGGTCAGCATCTTTGTACCAATCAGGGATAGTCTTGATGATTGGCTTTGGGGCAGACGCGCTTTCTTCGGTTAGCCACGGCCTGTTTTTTATAAATTTAATCTTATGCGTGTCCAATAGGGTCTTCCTGAGTCTCGCTGTCTTCTACTTCATAGGTTTGACCCGTAAATGGGCAGGTTACCGTCTTTAGTCTGATTGATTTTGTTTCGTGCCGTCCCACTACATCTCCTCTATAGTTCAAAGCTTCTCTGTACATTCTTGACCAGTCCCCCACTCCATTTTTAATTTCTACCGCGTCCCCATACTTACGCACTTCGTCCCAGTAGTCCTGAGAGGGGAGCTCTTCTGATACACACAGTTCGTAGTCTTCTTGTAGTCCAGTAAGGGATACTGGCATGACTGTTGCTACTGGCATTCCAGCAGGAATGTGAACTTCTACGTCTGGCTCCGTTAGACGCCATGCCAAAGGCAACATGTGAATAAAAAATGATGTACTGATCAAAGTAGTATAAGCCTGAGCTCCTCTTATAAACAGGTTTGGCACTGGCATTGCCAACATAGAAGTAGTTTCGTCAGTTGTAAACTTTAGCCCTGTAGTAAAGCTGACAGTTGCATTCCCTCTGTAAGTATTTACAAACTCGTGGCCTTCTAGAATGGTCACGTGATCGGGAGTTGTGTCAGTTACACCGTCCCAAATAAATTTAATGTCTACGGGAAAAGAAATACCCCATCCGAGCCTGTTGGTCACGCTCAGCGGGAAGCACTGATATGCATGCTTTTCGGGGGTATCATCCATCCAGCCCCTTTTTGTAGCTAGCTGCTCTATGTTTGCAGTTTTACCTTCGGGGAATAGCTTGTGTACCTGTATCTGTCCCACTAGTCGTTGGACTCTTCGTAGATCTCTGGACGGTGGTATTTTTCGGAGTAGTCAAGCATTGTTACCATCGAATACTTGGTGCCCTCCTTCACGGGCATAGCCCTGTGCGGATACATAAAGTTTGACGGGAAAATATAGACATCTCCAGCTTTAGCTTTAACTTGAACATTCTGTAGTCTAAAGAAAAGCTCTCCACCCTCATAATCATCGTTGGGGAAGGCAACCAGTGACACTACACAATTGTAAGAGTATCCGTGGTCGTGGTGTTCTTGGAAGTGTTGTCCTGGGCCGTACTTAACATAATTTGTCGCCTCCCAGTAGCGAAGTTCCCCGATGTGATACCTGCGGGTGTAGTCCTTGACAACCTGCATTTGTCTAAACACTACATCATCAGCTAATTTTTGGAGTGCAAGGCCCGCTTCTGACTCATCATGTTCAATGTCTGTTTTCTTATATTTAAAATCTACGCAGTCGCGGTACTCTGGCATCTTCATTTGATAACCAACCATTGCTTCACGCCAGTCATAATCGTTCCCTGGATCGTCAATCACAGCGTGAAGCCTCTTGATGATGTCCATATCTTTTGGCAGTACATCTCGATAAACCCATATGCCCGAGCCTGGAACTACCTCTTGAGCAGTAGACCAAGTTTGCTCGTCTATTCGATACCAGTCAGCTAGACGCTGGTTCATATTCTGCTGCTCTTGCTGTCCTTTTTCAGCAATTTCAGCTTCTGCTTTTTCTTTTTCAGCTAGAGCTTCTGGGCTTAGGTCCTGTGCCATTCTCTTCCTTAGTACTTCAGTTTGTATTGCTCAACGACAGGTGAAACCCTCTGATTCACTCCGTCACGGTCGTGGTAGTCAGTCATAACAACGACTGAATACTTTGTTCCTTCAATCATTTCTTTAGAGGCGTGCTCATAGATAAAGATTGACGGGAAAACTACTATATCGCCTTGCTGAGGCTTAAAGTCGAGATCAAACCTAGGGAACCACAGTTCGCCTCCCACATAGTCATCATTTAGATATGCAACTGCAGAAATAGTAGCCACATAGGTAGGCCCATGGTCTGCGTGAATTCTAAAGTGAGTTCCTTGGCCCTCATACTTTACAAAGTTAAATGCTTCGTAAAAACTAATCCCTACTCCCCAGTAGGCACTGTAGTCGTCAACGCACATCTTAAGATTTCTAAAAATCTCCCCGTGCATGTCGTACAGCTGAGCATTTTCGTCAGTACGGGGTCCTAGATTATTGCTAGAGATTTTAAAGTCTTTAGCGTTACGAGCGTATGTGTCTACTTCCTCGGAATTTGTGACATGGGCCCCTGCCCACTCGAACTGAGTCTGCCCGTTTAAATTGTTTTCTAGAGTCTGAATATATTTGTTGCAGTTTTCTGGAGAAAGTGCATTTCGATACACATTGATACCGAGAGCTGGGTTAAGAACCTGCATAAATCCAAGCGAACGGTCCGTCATACGATTTGATGCGGTTTCGGATCTATCTTTTGTAAACCATGGATTTATACTCATGGGTTACATACTACTACATAAAAAAGAAAAGCGGCTAGGAAAACCTAGCCGCTAAATCTTTTCTGAGGACTACTCCTCATCCTCCTTGAGGTCTTCCCATGATTCCCAAGGAATTGAGTACGCGAAGTACGGTGGGAAGAACGGTGGGAAGAATGGAGGGAAGAACGGCGGGAAGAACGGTGGGAAGAATGGGAAGAATGGTGGGAAGAACGGTGGGAAGAACGGGAAGAACGGTGGGAAGAACGGTGGGAAGAACGGGAAGAA